GTGTACCAATTACCTTTTTAAATATATCACCCATATATCCTCCTTTAATTCAGTGCGCCTATAATGGCGTGAAGTTCATCTATTGTAAGATCACCAGGATCTTTTCCAGTATAAGGTAAAAACAAAGGTCTAATATTTATTTTACCTTTCATATCGTCTAATGCTTTTATAGTGCCTTTTACACCAGCTTTATCACCATCAAATAACGTAATAACATTAAACGCTAAACTATATAATAGATTTTGTTGTCCAGTGGTTATCATACTACCCATACATGCTACAGCGTTTTTATAACCTGCACGTGATAAATTCCAAACTGACTTAAATCCCTCGACAACTATTATACTGCGTGATTTACCCATATGCTCTTTAGCTCTAAAAAGATTGTATAATACTTTGTCCTTATCAAATCCTTCGGTCAATAAATATTTATAATCTTCATCGGCTTGCCCTGTTATATCTCGAGCACTGTAAGCCACTAATCTACCATTTTGATCTCTAATAGGTATAACATCGCGTTGAAATCCAAATTTGTCAACATAACCACCACCAATTTCAAACAGATCCAATAATTCGGTTGAGAATCCACCACTCTTTGGGTCTTCAAAATAGTTTGATCTAAATTTTTTAAAACTCCTTAAGAACATTTCGTCTGTTAATGCTGATGGTATTTTGCGGTTATCGGCTTGATGAATAGCCTCTTGCCTATCTTTATGACGTTTATATGCTACATAATCTACTTCATCATGCACATTCACACCAGTAATACTTTCTAAATATCTAACAGCCTCCATAAAAGTCATATTAAGTTTGTACATAACAAGATTTATCGCACCAAAACCAACTCTATCTTCACAATGATGTGAAAAACATACCCATGTCTTAGCTTCTTTGTTCATCCTAAAAGAAGTCTTATTATCACCACCATGAATAGCGCAAGCAGCTCTAACTTCTTTATCAGTTACACGAGTTATTTTAAATCCTAAAAGATTTAATAACTGTTCAGCATCTATAGCTTCTCGTAATCTATCTAATCGATATTTAAATTCATCATCAGAATTCTGTTGTGACATTATCATTTTCCGATGTCGTGTAGGCTGCATCTGTAGTGCCATAGTCATTTGTAGTACTCTCTTTCTCAGCATATTCTGGACTATCATAATCTATGATTTGTCTCTTAGCTTCATGTATGAGTAATAACCTTTTCTTAAAAGCAAATCCTATACCTTCAGGTGGTGTATGCCCGCCTCTACGACTTTCCCGTATCCACAGTTTATATGTACCATAATCTCCATGAAATGGTTTATAATTATTTTCTATCTCTTGCAATTCTTCAGTTGTACGTCTTCTAAAAAATGCAATGACATCAGCATACCTTAACACTCTGTCACTATCAGCAATATCTTCTTGCCTATTAATCTGATTAGCTGCTACCACAGGGATCTGTAATTCACCAGCGAGATCTTTAAGCGCAGTAGTTACATCCCCAATAATCTGGTATTCTTTCCTATGTGCAGAAGAAGACCCTGGCGGCTCCTTTATATAATCAAATACAGCCATACCAATGTTTTCCTTATACTTATACTTCTTATACAAAGAAATAAGTTTATCCACATTGTAACCAGGCAGATACTCATGAAACAATTTACTACCTTTTATTAAAGTCATAGCCTTACAAATTCGCTCGTATTCATTATCAGTATACCCACCGTGCTTAACACGCCGTTCCTCTACTCCAGAAAGCATAGCTATTATTCTATCGCGCCATTGCTCGAAAGGCATTTCAGTGTCAACATAAAGCACTGGTTTACGTAAATCATATGCAACATAAGAACTTATGCATGACAAAAATGTGCTCTTGCCCTCTTTAGGTCTGGCACAGATAACTGTAAGTGTTCCAGGTACCAAACCATCTATGCGCTTATCAAGTATAGGAAATCCACTACTAATACCACAATATTCGATTGGATGTTTGCGCCGCTCTTCTATGTATTCATCCAAACCATCTGCAAGATCTTTTGGTTCTTTTATAAATTTAGACGTAGTAGATAAATCCATAATATCAGCTTCTACTGTGTCCATTAGATCAGATGAAGTAGATTCTTCATTCTGAGCATTTTTTTCTAGGTTATTTTTATGTTTCTCCAAACGTAAATGTAGTTTGTATTTAGTACTAGCATCCAGAGTTTTATGAATATAATACTCAAGATTCTCTCCACTTACTTCCATATCTATTATAGCATTTACATACTCATATCCACCTATTTGCTTCAGCACGCCATTATTCTTAGCTTCGTTTATAATTAATGCGCCATCAAAAGATGAAACACCTCGCTTAATTAAAGTGCCCAACATCATATAAATCAATTTATGTTCTGGGCGTAGAAAATCTTCATCAAAAACCATAGACGATATACTATAGTAATTATCTATATCCTTAAAGCAATAGGATAATAAAGCTCTTTCGTATACTGGTCTACAAAATAATTCTTTGGTCTTCTCGCTCACTAGAATCTCCTTTCAGTTCTAACAAGCTTTATTTCATTTTCACGTCTTGTTAATTCTCTTTTAAAACTATTTATTAGTTCTAACAAATACTTTTCTCTATTTTCAACGAGAGCTAGTTCTTGCTCATCTTTCTCAATACCTAATTCTATTTGTTTTAGTTCTTGGTTAGCATCTATAACCTGCCTACGTTTCTCAGCTTTTGTTTTAGCTTTAATTGGCGATCTATCAATATATGATTCTATTATATTACGCTTTTGCATCAATGACACTTTAGTGTTATTTACTTGTGAACCAAAATAAATAATAAACTGTGACAAACCTATTATAAACTGACTTATTTTTATGGCTGGTGTGGCTTCCAATGAATGCACATCGAAACTAAAAATTTCATCCATAATAGATTCATTTCTTGGCATCTTATCTAATAAAAGTTCTTCTCGCCGTCTTTTTAGATAATCTTCAGTATGCATTATCTAGCTTCCTCATCTTTCAAAGCTTCTTCAATAAGAACCTTTTTACCAGTACATAAATAATCTTGTACAACTATTTCACCCTGAGCATTAAAAAATTTACAATATTCAGAGTAATATCCAACTTGCTTACATTGAAATGATAAATTACAATACTTCTTCTCGCCTATTATAGTACCATCTTCAAGCGGTACAAAATCCATACAATCCTTATCTAAAATATCATCCTTTGGTTTATTTATAATTATATCTACCATAATAGCTCCTACTTATACATATAGCGCCTTGCTGCCAATCACTCCACTTAATTGAATGTATATGACCTTTTGGGCATTTATATTTTAATCTTTTATTAGCATTCTCATAAACAGAAGATAATAATTCATATCCGCAAAACTCTAATTTCTCCTTAATAAAATTAAATTTCAATTTTTCTGGCATAACATTCCTTCTGGCATTTTACTATTTTATCTAACAAAGACTGTTTATCATAATTTTCATTGTAATCAACACACACTAAAACCATCAGCGTATGATTATCTACATATTCTTTTTTTAAATTATCTCTACGCTTCTGACATAAAAAATCCTCCCTATCTTCATGAAAGTGTGACACAAACGAAAAATGTTGCTGCCCTTGCACCTCCACTAAGATATTAACTTCTTTAATATAAAAATCAAAAAATAACTGCGCACCTTTATATTTAATATAATGTTCTTTTATTATAGTATTATGAGGAAAAATTTGTTTAAGCAATTCATATATTTTATCAGATTGTTTACTCATGAGATAATCCCAACATTTTCATACATTTAGATCTAAAATCCATGTAAAGTTCTTTATTTTCTCTGAATGTGCTAATAACATTAGACAATCCTTGCATCTTTTCTCCATTAAATTCATACCAAGAACCGGATTGTTCTATAAAACCAAAATCAATTGAAAGAGTCACAACCTCAGCAACAAAATTATAGCCTTGACCATAAATAAGATCAATTTTAGCAGTTCTCCATGGGGCAGCAAGTTTATTCTTTACAATAAGAAAATCACTTTCATGTCCAATAACAATACCCTCATCATTTAAAATACGTGATGATTTACTTTCTCCGCCTTCTACTTTAATTCTACCAGTTGCGTAGAAAGGCAATGCTTCACCACCAGTAGGTTTTCTGTCATCTCCCCACTTGCCTATATCATGTCTAATCTGATTAATGAAAATAAGCAATGTGTTAGTACGATTAGCCACAGGAGTAAGTTTATTACACGCTTTGCTCATTAAGCGAGCTAGTTGCCCCATATAATTATCACCTATTTCACCTTCAGCCATACCCTTTGGCAGCAAAGCAGAAACACTATCAATGACTACAACATCTACTTCGCCAGTTTTCATTAACTCTTCAGCTATTTGTAAATTATCATCACCAGTAAATGCCTGAACAAGTTTAATTTTATCTACATCCACACCTACTTGCTTACCCATATTCCTAACTAGTTTCGGATCAAGCGCGTGCTCAGCATCTATATATACAACCATCATATTCCTCAAAAGAGCTTGCATAACAGCGCTAAGAGCAAGTGTAGATTTACCACTACTATTCGGCCCATATATCTCATACAACCTTCCACGCGCAAATCCACCAACTCCAGTTGCAGCGTCAAATGACAGACATCCACTGGATATAGCATCTATTTGCAAATCAGCAT